CGCCCCGCCGGTCGACGGGCCCCCCGTGGAGGGGAGCGGAAGAGCTCGCTGCGCGTCCGCGAGCTCTTTGCCCTCGCCGTATCTGACCCCGGTGGGGACCTTCACGGCCTGAAGATCGGAGCGATTCGGCTTCGGCTCGCCGGCGCCGGCGATCACCCGGCCGCCCTTGCCGACGCGCGGCATCTACTGCGCCCCGCCGAGCCCGCCCCTGAGAGAGGAGCCAGCCCGCAACGTCTTGATGAGATTGCGGAAGTCGTTCTGCGACGTGGTCGGACCTCTGATGGCCGGCGGCCCGGGCTCAACTCCCATGCCCGGCTGGGCCAGGCCCGGCTGGGATTCGGGCGCGGCCTGCTGCCCCAGCGCGGGAGGCGGCGGCGTAGCGGCCTGTCGGGCTTGAGCGGCGGCTTGAGCCTCGGTGATCGCCTCGACGATAGAGGCTCCTCTTTCCAAGCGGTCCATCATGTTGGCCAGATCGATAAGAGGTAGCGTGCCCGCCGCGGCCTGCTGGAGCGTGGCTGTGAGAGCGGCGTCGGTCATGCGCTCGATAACGACCCGCTTCTCCTCGTGCTCGGCGTCCTCGATGAAGGGGTGCTTGTTGCGGGCCGAGAACTTCGAGATCAGCCCGGCGCCGATGAGCTGGCCCACGGCCACGGTCATCTGGGAGATGTCGGTCCCGGGGAAGGTGTAGTTCACGACGTTCTCATCGCTGTCGAAGTGGACCGACGGCGTGTACTCGACCACGTCCGGATCGCCGGCCCAGCCGGTGAACGCGGTGTATCTCTTGTCCGGCCAGTACCCCTTCTCCACGGCCATGACGCTCTTGTTCACCGTGGACAGCGAGCGCGCCATGACCTCTTGGGCCTCCTGGACCCGGGGGTCCACGGAGAAGCCGGTGATGGCGTCGATGGCGCGGCCGGTGCGCAACGAGCCAGGCGTCTGGCCCCGCATCGCGGGCAGCAGCCCGGTGTGCTCGTTGATGGACTGCGTGAGCCGGTCGATCACGGGGTGGGTGAGCGGGCCCGGGGCGGACTGGAGCAGCTTGACGTCGCCATCGATCAAGAAGTTGGGTTCGCCCTCACGGCCGTCGTGCCAGACGCCGCCGACCAGCTGAGGGGCGCGGCCGTCTTTGCCCAGCACCACCGTGTCGGGGAAGATAGCCCGCTCGGCGGCCATGATGTCCAGATCGGTGAGCCGGTCGAGCAGATCGGTCTGGGCCATGATCGTGGCCACCGCGCCGAACACCCGGTCGAGGGTGACGCGGCGAGGCACGGCGACAGGGACCATACCGGCGCGATTGGGGACTCGGCGCAACTCGCGGGAGTTGTAGGGCAGGAGCTGGTCGTGCGAGCTGGGAGCGCGCGGGCCCAAAATCCCCAGGACGATAGATAACTCGTCGATCCACTCGACCATGTCCCACATGGTGTTCCAGGTCGGGACGTTGTCGATCAGGTCGCGGGCCTCGGGGTAGTTGCGCCACACCCACTCCGGGCTGCGGCCGTACACGAAGCCCACGTTGCGGGGCTCTTCGATGAACTCGGGGGTGCGCAGCTCAGGGTAGGAGGTGAGAGGGTCGCGCAACTCGATGCGGGCGCAGCCCTTCTCGGCGTCGGGGGTCACCACAAACGAGCACGTGCCGTACCCGATGAAGTGCCGGTAGGCCCGGCGCAGGATCACGTCATGGAGAGCGGACCGGTGCCACGCGGCGTAGAGGGCGCGCCGGCGCACGGCGGCGCGTAACTGGCTGCGCACTGATGTGGGATCAAGAGCCGGGCAGGTGATGGTGGGCCGAGAGCTGGCCGCGCGCATGGCCAGGTTGTCGATGGCGTCGGCGATCAGGCGGGGAGAGGGCGGGGGCCGCGTGTCCTCGGTGGCGATGTCGGGGACGGGCACCACGACGTCGCCGTTGTAGCGGTCGCGGATGTCCTGCATCTGGCGGATGAGCACCGAGTCCTGGGACCGCCGGGTGTGCATGAGGTGGACGATGGCGTCCCAGGAGTGCAGGTACGTCGCCGACGAGGCGGTCTTCAGCTCCTTGAAGGGGACGACGTCGGGGGCGCGGGTTCCGTAAGCGGCCATGTCAGCTCCAGTCTGCCCTACACGAACGTGTCATCGGGAGGATCGCGCAGCGAGCGAACCTCGGGGGAACAGAACGAGCAGTCCAACATCTTGTCGGACATCCGCACGGCCTCCGGGTCTTCCCCCGGACAACCCTCGGCGTGGGCTACCCACCGTAAGCGGATGAACGGCCGGCGCCGCCAGTCATTGCGCCAAGGCCGGTCCGCCTTGGCGTCCGGTCTGGGCCTGGCGGTGCGGCCGCGCCACCCTTCGCGCCCCTCAGGCGCGACCTTCTGTGAGGTCCAGCGCCAGTCGACTCCAATGCTCTCGCTCATGACGCGCGCCGCCAGGTCGTTGGACGCCACGGGAGGCCCTGGCGTTTCCAGCTGGCGCCCCCGGCGGCGAGGACGGCGCGGCGCTCCATGATAAACCGCCAGCCGAACCACCCGGCCATGACCATGTCCTGGCGCAACTTGGCCGCGGTCAGGTCGGGACGCCAAGACCGCAGCTCGGCCAACACGGGCTCCATGCGCCGGCGGGAGAAGTCGTCGGCCCAGGGGATGATGACCTCACCCCGCTCGAAGGAACCGGCCATGGACCCGACGCCGAGGATCGGATCAGCTTTGTTATGTCCAGTGACGTGTTCGCGCACCCGGAAGCCGTAGCGTCTGGACATCTCGACCAGCCGGGCGTCGCGGGCCAGGGCCCGCTGGAACGCGTTGATCTCGATGATGACGTCGTTCGGCTTGTAGCGCAGCGCGAACTCTTCGAGCCGGTTGAGGATCTGCTCGGTGTGGGTCAGGTTGAAGTCCCGCACCACGTCGAGAATCTGCATCGTCTCGGCGTCATAGCCCCAGGCCCACAGGGCGTTGCCGCCCGAGAGGGCGGGGTCCACCCCGACCACGACGTGGTGGCCGGGCTGGGCTCTGCCCACTCTGTGCAGCTTGGACTTGCAGCGCTCCAGCCACTCCTCGGCGAAGGTGGCGTCACCGGCGAGTCTGGGCTTCTGCTGGTAGTTGCGCCACCACACCGCCTCGCCGACCTGCTTGCGCCGCTTGGCCAGCTCGTGGGGCGGCCACAGCTCCGGGCACAGCGTGGCGTGGTGGGGGACGTCGCGCACGTCGCAGGCGTCGCCCTTGGGGCACTCGACCACCTCGGCGTCGTCGGACACAGCGGGCAGGCACACCAGGGTGTCGATGACTTCGGCGTCGAGGAGGGTCTCGTAGAAGTCGTCGTTCTCCACCCGGGTGCCGACGATGACGACGATGCCGTCTCTGCCCGGGCGAGTGAGGAAGTCCTGGCGGAACTTCCCGACAAGCAGGGCGGTCTGGCTGTAGTTCCGCAGCGACTGGATGTCGTCAATGATCATCATGTCGGTGCGGGTGCCGGCGATGGCGGCGGTCGAGCCCCGGGTCTCCAAGCTGAAGTCCCGCTCGTCGTGGCTGGCCTTCTCCACGGTGAGGAACTCCGCGGCCCAGGGACGCTGGGACATGGGGTTGTGGAACGGGCCGAAGCGGCGGATGTACTTGCCGCCGATGTGAGGATCGGTCATGCGCCGGGCCACGCGCCCCAGGACCTTCTTGGCGTGAGCCTGGCCCTCGGAGACCACGGTGATGCGGAAGTTGGGATTCACCGCCAGCTTGTAGGAGATGAAGTCCTCCATCACGGTGGTCTTGCCGTGTAAGGGGGGGCAGAGGATCATCGTTACGCTCATCGGCCTGGCCGTCTCGATGGCCCGGACGATCTCGCGCTGGTGGAAGTAGGTGTCGTACCCGAAGAACTCCTTGCGGAAGGTGGTGAAAGTGCCGGTCCATCTGGCCTCGGGCAACACGCCGAGCTGCGCGGCGCGGATGGAGTCCTGCTCCCGGCGGAAGTCCCGGTCCCGGCTGCGCCACTGGTAATAGGTGTTGATCGAGACGCCGGCGGCCTCGCAGCACTCCGCGACGTTGGCCCCGTTGGCCAGCCAGGACAGGAAGGTCTCCTTGCGCCGGGCGGCCTGTCGGCTGCGGGCTCTGGTGCCGAGCTCATTCTGCACTGCGGCGCTCAGCGCGTCGTCAGCGGCCTCCTGCTCGTTTGCCGGAGGTCTCCGGGCGAACATCGCAGGGTCTTTGTGGCCCCCGTTGCCGCGGATCTCTTTCCCCAGCGTGCTGGCCGGCATGAGCCCAGTATGCACGAGAGGGCCTCCCCGGAGAAGCCCTCTCGCCGCATGACATGTCGTTTAAGGGCTCGTGGCCCACTTACAGCTTACCCGCTGTAAGCGTCTCCCATGTTTGTCTCTCCTGGCAGGGGCGTGTACCACCGCTCGACGAAGGCGGCGTTGACCGGCCAGAACTCACCAGATACAGGGTCATGGGCCACAACATCGCCCGGTCTTCCCGTCACCACGCCATGAGGCGTCTCGACCTCGAAAGGGATCATCAACCGGCGCATGTAGACGACGCTTGGTCTCTTCACCACCGGGGTCCAGTTCTCCTGAGCGCAGGTGGCCAAGGTCGGGCCGGGCACGAAGACCACCCGCTCGTCGCTGGGGATTCGGCCCGCCTCGTCGGCGTTGGGGACGGTGAACAGCTCGTCGAGAACGCTCACGTGGAGAACGAGCCGTGGCGCACGTTGGCCAGGAGGTCGTCGGTCACCTGGCTTTCCTCGTCGTACCCGGGCAAGTCCGCGGGCCAGTGCTGGATCTCGGCGCGTCTCACATCGGCGCCGGAGCGCTTGAGCCAGCGCACGAAGTCCCGGGCCATGCAGTCGGGGCAGAACGGCTGGCCGCAGCCGATCAGGTCCTCCCCGTCGCCGACGTCGCGCTGACAGCCGTGGCCGCCGACAGCCTCGACGACGACGCGGAAGTCGCCCACTACGGGCTGGCCGGGGAGGAGGCAGGTTCGCTCGTCGCGGCTCCCGAGCCGGTGTCGGCGGAGCTCGCGCCGGATCTCGCCGTCGGCTCCGCCGGCGCGGCGGGCGGAGGGTTCTCGCCGGTGAGCTCGCCGTCCGAACCGGGAAGACCCTCGGGGAGAGGGTCCTTGATTCTCACGTCGAGGCCGGGGTATCTGGCGGTCAACTCCTCGGCGAGCTGGGTCAAGTCGCGGGCGGCTTGGAGAGGCGTGTCGGGCGGGCGGGAATCGATGACTTCGTCAGGGGTGTCGGTCATGAGGAGAGCGTACCCTGGTTCCGGGCGACCCCAGCGATGGCGAAGAAGAGGGCCTCCTCGATCTTGGTCAGCGCCAGGGACTGCTCCCGGCAGGTCGGCGCCCGGTCCACCACCTCCAGCGCGAACGCCTTGGCCGCTGCGCGCAGACAGTCCATGGCCTCGTTGACGTAGGGCTCGCCCGGCGGGTGAAGGGTCAGGTCGTGCTCTACACGGGCTTTGAGGTCTTCGCGGGCGTCGGTCATGGCGTCCAGTATGGCCCATTCCTCCGCCGCCTGCTCATCGGCGAGGCGGGTCATCTCCTGGGTCAAGGACATGAGAGTCGAGAGGGTGAGGCTCATCGCCGTGCCGGGCCGATGCCGTCTCTGGAGGCGCCGGACTGGCAGCGGGCGCAGAAGCCAAAGCCTCTGAAGCAGAGGGAGTCGCAGTGGGGGCAGGCCATCAAGGAGCCGACGCCGATGGGGTCGCGCACCCCGCCGCAGAGGTGACATTCGGCGTGGACAGGATCGACGGGCGCTGAGGGCATGGCCTGACTGTACCGCCTTCAGGCGGGTGAGACGCTGGGACGGATCTGTCTCGTGAGGAGATTCTCAGAAAAAGCATGGCCCCCCACTGGACGGAACCGGCGGGGGGCCATACGATGTTCGTGGCTATGAACAGCTCCAGTGAATCACATCCCCGGCCCGAGCGCCACCCCATCCCATGACGAGGATGAACTGGGACCGCGCCAAGGGCAGGACCTTCGGCTCCGGCATGATCGTGGTCGGCGGTCAGAGACGGTCGTGCTCCAGAGGGCACAAGTGGACCCCCTGGCTCAAGCCCATGCTGGTGGAGTCGATCACCCGGCGGTGCAGACGGTGCGGGCGGGTACAGGACCGCAGGCCCGGCTCCAGAGAGTACGAGGCGTTCATGAGATCGGTCCGGCGCGGGGGCCAGCGGCTTCCCTCCCGAGATCGGGTCCTCTCCGGCGGGCCCGGGGCCCGGGAGATCGCCCTCGATGCAGTGACGGCGTACAGAGGGCAGAATGAGTTCATGCGCCGTCTCCAGCGACTTGCCCGCGCCGACGCGCGATGGCTGCCCTCGCTGAGACAGGCGGCCGTAGTCGTGGAGATCCTGGGCGAGGAGGAAGCGAAGGGCTGACATACACCCTGGCCTCCGCCGACTCCGCCACCCGCCCGTCGCAAGGACTCGGGCCGCTGGACGGGCTTCGCGCCAGGGGATCATGCAACTTACGTGCACCCCGCATGTAAAGGGGGTGGGGATCAAGTCATGCCTTTTTTCAGGCCCTTGGTAAAAACGCCAAAAGGCTGGCTGTTCGCCTTTGACCTTGATCTTCTCTTTTCCCTCTTCAACCAGAGAGAAGGGGTCAACAAGCTCTGAAAACCTACCGCAGCTTCTGTCTGGTTGAAATGGAAGGGGAAAAGCGCAAAGAGGCTGACTAAAGAGAGCAAGCCTTTCTACTGTTTAACGAGAGCTCGCACTTTTTCAAAAAGTGTGAGCGTTTGTCAGTAAAAAGGGTTCTGCCTAGAGACTCTTTAAGACTAAAGGGGGTCCTGGCACATCCCGGGTTGCAAGAGAGCTCCTGTGGATAACCGCTCGCGTAGTCTACCATCCTCCCTGCTCAGCCCTGTGGAAAACCCACACAGTTATCCACAGCCCCTCCAACCAAGCTGTTCACAAACGGGCAAAGTCAAAAGCCTGGCGTGCGTAAAGTTATGCACACACACGTCTCCTCAGCCTAACAAGCGGCGAGCCTCTGCGCCTCAAGGCTCAGTCGCACCTACCCTCTTCACGCCTAGCGGCCAACCGCTCCCGCCGCTCCTTCAAGCCTTGACCCGCCCCTCGCCGCTTGTTGGATGAGGAGTGACGTGAGCGTGCTGCGCCGGCGTCTAAAGGCTAAGACCACACCCACACTGAGGAGAATGAGATGATAGAAACCGACTACCTAGAGCCGTCAGCAGAAGAGCGATATTTCGAGACCTGGGAGACCGACAGCATAATCCCAGCACGATTCGAGCGTTCCGAGAGGTCCGCTCGTTTGACAGCGGGAGTGAAAGCCATTCTCGCCCGACACACAGGAGACAGAGACATGACCATCACAGAGACCGTCCAGCAGCACCGCCTCGCCGTCGAGTCCGAGAGCCCACTGCTCTCCAGCTTGAAGTGGATCGACCCCGAGCACCTGGAGGAACTCTCCGAGGAGTTCCAGTTCCGCGCTGTGCGAGCGCCTGGCTGCCGCTTCACCGTCACCGACCACGGCAACGGGCGCGTCGAAGCGCTCCGCATCGTGATCTGGCGCCAGCGGGCCGCCGTGGTCCTCGCCGAGCAGCTGGGCGAGTACGTAGCGGCGGCCGACAGCCCCACCGGCGAGGTGGTCTGGCCCGAGTACACCGTCGAGATGATCCGCACCTTCCCTCTCACCGCCGTCGGCAAGATGAGAGCGAAGCGGTTCATCAACCTCCTGGCCGACGAGATGCGCGAGCGCATCGCCCAGACAGCCGAGCCGGTCGGCCTCTACGACGACGACACGCCGTTCACCGACACCCACGCAGAGACCACCTACGACGGGGGTGACGACGACTTCTGATCCCCTCAGGGGAGAGTCAGGTCCCCCAGCCTGGCTCTCCCCTTCACCCATGGGGCCCTAACTGCCCGTCCCACACTCCACACCCCGAGCAGGGCCCCACCAGCCTCGCCCACAGTCGGGCGTGAGGCCCAGATAACAGCCAACGCCTGCCAGGAGATGTTCATGCGCGTCATGGTCACAGGATCACGCAGTTGGAGAGACATAGACACCGTCGCCGAGGCCCTGTCCTTCCTCACCAGAGACGACACGCTCATCCACGGCGGCTGTCACGGCGCCGACGAGCTCTGCGCCGCCTTCGCCGAGGCCAGGAGAGCCACGATCGAGGTCTGGCCGGCGGATTGGGCCAAACACGGGCGCGCGGCCGGGCCCAAGCGCAACATCGCCATGCTGGAGTCCAGACCCGACAAGGTCATCGCATTCTGGGACGGCTCCAGCCGGGGGACGAAGAGCGCCATCGAGGGGGCGCTCCGGCGCCTCATCCCGACCACGATCATCAGGAGCGAGCCATGAACTTCCGCGACATCAAGCCCGGCCAGGAATACGCCGTCGCCCTCCCCGGCTACAAACAAGAACGACAAGAAGGAGAAGGCCTGTGAGCTTGGATGTGCTGAAGGCCGTGCTCGACGCGGCCGACGAGGAGTGCGAGTGGGCCCGCATGGGCGACGCCGAGATCGACTGGGACCACGTGGCCGAGATGGGCGTCGTGGCCATGGACGAGTTCGGCTACCCGGCCGTGGAGTATCTCCTCTACGACGACGAGAAGCTCGTGGAGACCCTTGACGGGCCTGTGTGGGTCTTCGCCGAGCCGCTGGCCCAGGAGGTCCTGACCGACCCGGCGGCCCTCCAGGACCTCCTGGACCGCTACGACGCCGAGGCGAAGGAGATCTGCGAGAGCCACGGCCCCTCCGTCTCATGGCCCGAGGGGTGGCCGTACTCGTTCAGAGTCGGTTCGGACGAGGAAGAGTACGCATGGGCGTAGCGGCGCGATTCATCGTCCTCTTCATGGTCATCCTCTGCGCGTACCTGGCGTTCATCTCATGGTTGGCGGGGCGGCCATGAGGTGGCTCGTGGTAGCCGCTTACGCCATGTGGGTGGCCACCCTCGTCTACATGGGGATGAGAGCGTGAAGAACGACCCCGTCCTCCACGCCATCCTGACCAACACTCCACGCAAAATGCGACGAGAGCGTAAGACCGAGCCTGTCCTTCTCGTCCTCGGGGTTATGGGAATGCTCGTACTGGCTCTCAGCGCCGGCGTCTTCTGGGGCCAGGCGCACCCACGCACCCCGACCATCCCCTGCGTCGAAAGGACCGCCAGATGAAGAAGTCGAGCCTGCGGGCCATCGCCGCCGGCGCGGAACCGTGGGCTGATGAGCTTCTGCACCCCTAACCAAGAGAGAGAGAGAGAGAGAGAGAGAGAGAGAGAGAGAGAGAGATGGCCACACCGAAGAGAGCGCCGCGCTCAAGCAGTACATCGTCATGGTGGAGATGGACGACGACCCACCCGTGTTGGTGGAGGCGGCGAGCCCCAGAGAGGCGATGCTTGCCGCGATCAAGAGATGTCTCAACCTCGAAGAAATATTGAAACAAGCAGAGCAAAACGGCGGGACTGACATAGACATCCACATCGAGATCATGCAGATCTTCGAGCTCGGGCCCGGCGGCGTCGGCTTCCAGCTGAACCGCAGTCAGTGGGCCTGAGCCCGCACACGATCCGCGATAGCCCTGGCTTCGGTCAGGGCTTTTCGCGTGACCGACAGCGAGAGAGGAGGAGAGTCATGGACATGATCGAAGGAGGAGGCCGCGGAGCGGCGGTCGCCGACCTGCTGGCCCGGATGGGCCCGCCGGAGTGTGTGTACTGCGGCGACGACGGCGACATCGAGGTGGAGCACGGGCCCGACGACAGAGAGTGGTGCTGCTACGGCTGCGCTCAGCTCCTGGCTCACGGCCTGGCCGGCATCGAGGCCGACGTCTTCGCCCACGGGCTGGCGGCACGATGAGCGACCTGAGAGTCAGCTTTGGGACCGACGGGCGCATCGCTTTCAGAATCGTCAGTGGAGGCATGGCCTTACTCGCCACTGCCCAAACCGTAGCTACAGCCAGGGCCACCGCCCAAAGAGTGCTGGACTTGTGCCAGCTGCATGAAGACGTAAGAGACTACGAGAAAAGACTCTCCCGGGAGGCCAGAGAGATCTTCGACAGATACCTCACTGACGCGAGCAGATGGAGATTCCTCGTCGATCTCTACAACAACGACCACCCGGGACAATGGATCACGTGAACGATCAGCCAATGCGCTACGCCGATGACCTGGAGGGCCTGGCCTACCTGGAAGGCGTGCTCTCCCGCACAGCCCGGATACGTGGGATCGACGGACTCACCGATTACTGGCGGACGGTGATCCTGGCCCTCATCGCAGTGGCCAAGAAATATGCGGCCTTGCCCGACTTAGTGAAGAGAGACGCCAGATGACCCTCGTCATCCCCGTGAGGGTGGACAGAGCCACTATCGACCACTACCGCGTGCACCGCGACGCGTTGTACCGCCTGCGCGAGTCCAAGCTCAGAGAGATCTGGCGCTTGGAGGACGAGGCCCTGGAGTTGGTCGAGAAGATCTTCGAGATCGACGACGCCATCGAGAGATGGGAGAGAGCCCAGTGAGGATCGAGGACATCGAGCCAGGCAGAGAGTACGCGGTGGGGGTAGGCCCGACCCGGGGTCCAGGCGAGCCCGTTGAACGGCTCACTTGCCGTCTTGTTGAGTGGCGGCGGACCAAGACCTACGGGCTACAGGAGTACGTCACCTTCGAGCCGTCCGGCCGGGTCTTTAAGCCCGAGAACGTGCTGTGCCTGTGGGAAGACTGGCGCCCGCTTCATCCCCCGCTCTCAGCGATGGAGGCGTTGCGGCAGATTCGTGACGCGGTGGAGGTCCATTATTTAGGCCCCTGTACGATCAAGGAAGTGATCAGCTCTGTGCTCCCTCGCGTGAAGGGGCTCTGAGAGGAGAGACATGGAAAGAACGAGACCTAACTTCGAGGAGCTGATCGGTGACCTTGTCCGTGAGCGCGTCGCTGAAGCGATGGCCGGCGCCGAGCACGACCACCCGGAGCTGGAAGAGCTGCACAACGCGCTCGCTGTGGTGCGCGACGACATCGACGAGGCGGTGCGCCAAGCCCTCGAAGACGACGCCGTCATCAAGCTCGCCTGCACAACGTGGCTGGAAGAGCACCTCGACGCGCGGCTGGAGATCCTGCTGGAGAGAGCGGAGAGATCCGTCGCCACCATGGAGCCCGCTGCGGTGAAGGAGCAGATTGCCGAGGTCTATGCCTACATCAAGAAGGTGTGCCGCTATCCCACGCGGTACATCACCTTCAGTGAGTTCGAGCTCTTAGGCATGAGCCCGGACGGGGGCTACTACATGGTCTCATCCATGCAGGAGCTGGTCGGCAGGGCGAGCGGAGCGTGGGCCAAGACGCAGGCCCTGGAGGCCGAGCTCAGATCGCTCCGAGAAGCCGTCATCGACAGACTGCTGGAGACCGCCAACGCCAGAACCGAGACCGCAGAAGGCCTCGACGAGCAGCTGGACGCCCTCATGGACGAGGCCAAGGCCGCCATGGAGGACGAGGATCTCGTCGACGCGGAGGACCTGTGATGGCCGCCGAGGACTTCAGCTTCGAGTCCACCTCCACACGTCTGAACACCCTCCAACGCACTCTGGCCGAGTTCATGGAGCACGACGCCAGATGGAAGACGACCGTCAGCTACGACCTAAAGATGCTGCGGGACGCCATGGTCCATCAGAACCGCTCCCTCGCCGAGGTCATCGCCGCGGTGGGAGAACTGGTCACCGGCATGGGCCCTGAGCTCACCGACTGGGTGGAGTGGGCCAAGCAGCACCCCGAGTACCCAACAAGACAAACACACGAACAGGAGAAAGAGACATGAGCGCAGTCACCATCACCGGCAACATCACGGCGGACCCGGACCTGCGGTTCACCCCCAACGGGGCGGCCGTGGTCACCCTCGGGGTGGCCGTGAACCGCAACCGCAGACAGGGCGACGAGTGGGTCGAGGAGACCAGCTTCTTCGACGTCGACGTCTGGCAGCAGCAGGCCGAGAACGTCGCCGCCTCCCTCCACAAGGGCGACCGCGTCGTCGTGAGCGGCCGGCTGGAACAGCAGCGGTGGGAGAACGACCAGGGCGAGAGACGCTCGAAGGTCCATATCATCGCCGACGAGATCGGCGTGGCCCTGCGCTGGGCCACCGTGTCCGGCGTCGAGAAGAACCAGAGAGCGTCCGATCCGGCCAAGGAGGCCGTGGCGTCGGCCCGGGACGCGGGGTTTGTCGACGACCCGTTCTAGCAGCTACAATCAACTCGCCAACCCTGGCGTACAGAAGGAGCGTCAATGAAGACCCACGTCAAGCTGTCCTGGCAGGTCCGCAAGGAGCAGCTCTCCGACTGGCTGCAAAGACAGCCACACTGCACGGCCACAGGCGACGTCGTCAGACAGCTGGCGTCGCCCGAAGGCCCCTGGGCAGAGCTGTTATCGGGCGCGATCAGCAGCCGTCTGCTGCGCAGAGCGCAGGACGAAGGGCTCATCGTCGTCCAGCGTGACGGCCTGAAGATCCTGTCCGTCGCCCTTTCGAGAGCCGCCGGCAACACCGCGGCGCCCAAGAGAACGAAGGTCTACAGAATCACCAACGCCCGACGGGCCGCTCTCGTCGCGTTCCTGGCCCAGCAGGAGGACTGCACGCTCACCCACGAGGGCGGCAGAGCGGTGGGCCTCCTCGTCGCTCCTGGCGGCCCCTGGGAGGGCATGAGCGTGCCCTCGGCCTCGGGCCTGCTGAAGAGATTCCAGGCGGAGCGGGTCATCAAGCGGGACAGCCGCGGCAGAGAGAAGCGGACGTACTCCATCACCCTGAGCGGCAACTACCAGCCACGTGTCAGAGCGGCGCCGAGAGCCGCGCCGCCCACGACGCTGGAGGAGTTCAAGGAGCAGGTCGCAGCCCGCCGGGAGCAGGAGAAGGAGGCCGAGGCTGCCCACTTTCCGAGCGTCAGAGTCACCGTAGGGCCCGACTACGACGCCCTGGCGGCGCATCTGCTCAAGCAGGTCGTCGAGGTCCTCTCCCAGCCTCCGGCGCCGAGAGGCGAGGAGTGGGGAGCGAGCGCGGCCGCAGCGAATCAACTGCTGCGAGAAGCCGACGCGGAACTCGCCTCCTTGCGGGCACGGCTGGATGCGCAGGAGCAGGAAAACTCCAACCTGTGGGTCGTCAATGCCAGCCTGCAAGCGGAGATCGCCCGCATGGAGCGGCGCGGCTATCAGGTCAAGGATCTGATCGACAACGGGTCCCGTGAGGCCCTCGACCGCCTCATGCGGGAGGCGCCGGCGCGCGTCTAAGAACCTCCTCTTCCCCTACTGCAACGGGGGGAGCAGGAGCAGGGGCTGGTAGGGATTCGCGCCCGTCAGCTGGCCAGCCCCCATGAGAAAGCCCGGTTCCTGCCCCTCGCCGGGGGTCAGGGGCCGGGCTTCTCGTGTGAAAGGAGGAGATGGTGACGACGGAGAGATGGCCGGAGTGGATGAGCGAAGCCGAATGGAAAAAGCAGCTGGCGGAAGAGGCTGAGGAGGAGTTCGCCCTCCTCATGAAAAATCTCAGAAGAAGAGCGCACGCGCAGATCCATGGGCAGAGATCTGTCCTCAGATACTCCGATTATCTCGACGCGTACGTCGGTCTCGAAGCAGAGCAACAGACCGTCTACCCCGTCGCGTGTCCCAGTGACCTGATCGTCTTCGACGACATCGAGATCACGTCGCCCCAAAGACCGGCCAAGCAGGTCCAGCATGCCCCGCTGGTCACGGGTGACCTCTCCTTCATCTTCGGCCCTGTAGGCGCTCCGAAACCACATCAAAGATTTTTGGGAGCCGGGGCTCTTTGGGATCTCCCACCCCTCTTGGTCTACAGACCGGCGGACCACGTTTCGTTCAGAGCGTACAACGACTGGGCTCAGAAGGTGGCCGTTAAGACCAACTTCACCACTCCATGGGCTCCGACGCCAATGGGCTTCCCGACTGAGCTGAAGCCGAGAACCATACCCAGCACGAAGGCCGCCGTTTCGGTTGAGCCCAGCCCTCTGCTGATGGAGGTCGAAATCGGCTACCCCGTCGACCCCAGCGTGCCGGTGAAAGAGGCGTTCAAGCGCACGAGAAGAAAGGGGGGAGGGGAGGTGGCCACGGTAAAAGACGAGGAGGAGGCGGAGCTCGAAGAGTGCAAGTTCTGCGGAGAAGAAGCCGGGACCTGCCTCTGTGAGGAGTGCCCCACCTGTGGGGAAGAGGTCGACGACTGCACGTGCTGCGAAATCTGCGAGAGATCAGGCTCGTCGTGCTCGTGCGTGTACTGCGTCTCCTGCTTAAAGAAGTTCGACACAATGGTCGAAGGCTGCGAAGAGCACCAGACCTGTGGGGGCTGCGACTGCTCGTTATTATTAGGCCCCGGGCGGGTCTCCACAATGCGCGAAGAGCCGCCGTGGGTGGAACGCGGTCTGTCACTCCACCTAGTACCGGACACGCGGGAGTACGACGAGGTGTGGGGGTTCGACTCCAAGCACTACGACCCGGTCACCGCCTGCGCCGAGTTCTATCTCCTGTCCCTGTTGGAGTCCTGCGCCGGGCCGCACCGCGACGCCGTCCAGCGGCACGGGTACGTGTCCCACCTTGTCTCTGAGGCCCGCCTCGTGCGCAGGGAGCTGATCTCGACCTGGGACAGCGTATTGCGCAGATACGTGGCCCTGGCCGCATGGGGAGAGATCCGCCACCACATGGCCATGAAGCGGTATGACGGCGGGGCCAGCCTGGGCCGGTCGTTACGCCCGACCGCGTGGGTGCTGGGCAAGCAGGTCGAAGAACAGGTCGGAGCCGTGCAGGCGTACCGGGACCTCAGCGACATGTTCTTGGAGTTCGGCGAGAGAAGCGGCTATGGCGGGGAGAGATGGGCCCAGCCGTGCCGGATTCTGGCCGACCGGCTCGAAGGGCTCATCAACCCGGAGATCTTCGTGGACCGCTGCTTCACGCTGGAGCACAACGGGGGCTGTTTCTTCAACAAGCTTCCCTGGAAGGACCGTCCGACCTGGCGCAACGTCGGCCTCCAGGCCATCCAGATGTTCATCGGGCCCGCCCACAGCGCGGTCGAAGCCGACTTCGCCACCCTGGCGCTGCACAGCGGCAGAACCGTCAACGCGCTGTGGTCCGAGTACCTCAACGTCTCCAACGCTGTGCGGCGCGATTGGGGCGGCCCGACGCTGCGCAGCGGGCCCGATGTCATCAGGGACTGGGAGGTCAGAAACGGCTACACCTCCCCCCGGAGTCGGTTCGATTTCCCCGACGCCGCCCGTCGAGAAGAACAAAGGAGGGCCTTGCTCGTATGACGAGTCTCATGTCCATGGTCAAGTGCGATTGTGAAAACCCGAAAGGAAGGTGGGCGGAGGACCACTCCAGAGAGTGCGAGCTGCTGTTCGACACCGACTTCGCCTGGGGTTTGCGGTGGTGGGACGACGACTCGGAGACCCTTCGGGAAGCCAGCATCGACCGGGTGTCCGGCGACGGCACGCTGCTGGACAGGCTGGGCAACGGCGCCGACGGGCAGGGCATGGGGGATCCTTTCGACGCCGAAGAGAGCGAGATAAGCGAAGCGGAGCTCGACGCCATCGTCGCAAGAAACGTGGCCGAGTTCACCGAGGACTACCAGAACTATCTCTGCGACGCCGACCCCAGAAAGCTCAGCAACAACGAGTGGTGGGACTACCAGGACCTCCTCCGCTCCTGGGGGATCGCGGACTACGTCTTAGACGACACGTGGATCGCCCCGAGAAAGTGCAACTGCACGCCGAACCACAGATTCGTCTGCCACGTGAGCCGGCTGATGATGGAGAGAGACCCCGTCAACGGTGACCACTGGCGGCCCATGACCGACAGAGAGTGGGACATGTACCCGCCGCCGAGAGCGCGTGTCGGGAGATGGAGCGGCAGCAGATGGTCCGACGACGGTTGGGAGGCCTGGCAGAGAGACCGTCACTACGGCCAGGAGGTGGTGTTCCCCGACGGGACCAAGATCTGGGCCTCGTCGCACCACAGACGCAGAGACGACGAGCCGGAGCCCGACTTCGGGCTCTACATGTGCTCGACGTGGTGCCCCGACTATCTCCACATGATGCTGCCGTGGAACGACTTCGGCCTGTCCAAGGTCTCCGATGAGTGGACCTACTGGGCCATCGAGACGGCGGTGACGCTGGCCAAGGCCGGCGACGTCGTGGAGATCGGCTGCATGGGCGGGCACGGGCGCACCGGGGCGGTCATGGCCGCCATGGCCCAGCTCTGCGGCGTGGACGGCGGTGTGGAGGCGGTGAAGTGGGTTCGGGCCAACTACTGCACCCACGCGGTGGAGGGCGAGGAGCAGGAGTGGTTCTCGGAGTGGTTCGAGTCCAGGCTCAAGGGCACGAGATGCCGGGAGAAGCCGCCGAAGAAGGTCTGGACGTCGGACAAGTCCACGAGAGTCGAATCGGGCTACGGGACGGTCCTCGGCTACAAGCCAGGGGAGAGAAGAGAGTTGGGCAAGAAGTCCTTCGGAGGGACGACCGTCATCACCAAGGCGGTCTCCACACCGAAGACGGCACCGGCCGACGCGTCGGCCGGGAAGGCAATACGGCGCCACAGGAAAGACCTGCGGCCCAAAGCGCTCCATGGAGGTAGTACATGAGCTTCAACTCGCAAGGCGTGGTCAGAAAGCACCGCACCGCGCTGTTCATCGACGGCCCCAGCTACGACGCCGGGGGCGCCTACCGGGAGCGGACCGAGCGTCTGCTCCAGTCCGTCAACGGCTCCAACATCAAGGTGGACGTGTTCCGGGTGACCGGCAGCTCGATCACCCCGTGGGGGGCCAGCGCCTCCGTCGACGACGGCGTGGGCGACAAGGCCGAGGCCCTGAAGGCCTGGGCCTCGGACCTGGGGTACGACGCCGCCCTGGTGAGCATCGCTCCCTAGGACCTGGGAACCATGAGGGCCGGGGATCGCTCCCCGGCCCTCAGCCCTGGCGCGTCGCTCAGAGGAACGGCCGCAGATCCACAGTACACGGCGCGGCGGAGCCGCCAGTGCGCTACGATGGTCACGCCCTGGTGTTCGAGGAGGATCTTCGTGGCCATCAAGTCGTTCCACGCTCCGGTCATCGCCGGCGGTCGCCGTCCCGACGACGACCCGGTCTTCGCCCGTCTCCTTGTAGAGAGAACCGCGGCGGAAGGCCGCGAGCGCGACGAGCTGGAGTTCGCCTTCGACACCCGCCTGCGTCACTCCTGGGCGGCCTCGTGCGGGCGGCTGCTGGAGTACCGCCTCACCGGCGTTCCGGCGTCGGACCCGCCCGACGTCACCTTCTGGTGGAGCGTGCGGCTGGGCTCGGAGATCCACGGGTGGTTCCAGGAAGAGCTGGCGCGCCTCTACCCCACGGCGAGAATCGAGCTCAGACTGAGGGTGGATGGCCTCGATGCGTCAGGCCACGCCGACGCCCTCGTCGAGCAGGACGGCAAGACCACGCTCATCGAGCTCAAGACCATCAACGGCTACGGCTACAAGACAGCCATCGGAGAGCGGGGAGCGGCGAGAGGACCCCGCTGGTCGGCTGTCGTCCAGGCCGCTCTCAACGCCAAGGCCGTGGACGCCGACGAGGTGTGCGTCGTGTACCTCTCCCTCGAAGCGGTGTCCATCCAGGCCGCGGCGAAGAGCGGGCTGGGGGAGATCGGGCGCATCGCCGCGCAGTGGACCTGGACCCGAGAGGAGTACGAGCCCATTGCCGCAGCGGAGATCGAGCGATGGAACAAGATCCTCAGAGGCGTGGACGAAGGTGTCCGTATCGCCCGCAAGATCCCCGACCCCGAACTGCCCAGGGGGGCGGTCATCGTGGACCCCATGTCGGGGCGCTGGGAGCGCAGAAGCGAGGAGGGGGACGTCATTGACACTGGAACCGCATGGTTTTGTCTGTACTGCTCCCACCAGAGACACTGCGCCTCCGACCCTGTGTAGCTGCGACACGACGTTCGACCCTAGGACCGACTACGCCGGCCACCGGCACGGCAGGGAGCGCAAGAGTTGCTCGATCAGATGCAGAAGGGAGCGCCAGCGATGGCTCCGACGAGAGCGGCGACAGCTGGCCCGCATGAGGGCGACGGAGGAGAGACTGCGGGCGGCGGGACAGATGCGGCTGCGGTTCAACCAGTAGCCCTGGTCCTCATGGAGCCGCTCCTGTCCTACGGGACGGACGGGTTCATGTATGAGGAGACGGACCGGGTGCGGGCGTTCTGCACCACCTGTGGCGCCGGGTACATCTTCGACAGGGACTGGCCACGAGACTCGGCTGAGACCGCTCTGAGCTGGGGTCTGGACCACTACCGTTCTTTTCACATCACGAGAGGAGGAAGATGACGAGGATCACGCCTACTCGTGACATGAATCGCCGGCTCGCTGAACATGGGCGCATCCGCATCGGGGTCAAGGCCACGACCAGAGGCGGCAGAGAGCACCCCGCCAGCATCGAGACCTTCCGCTTCACCAGCTCCGACCACGAAGCCGTCAACGCGCTGGCCATGCTCTACGGCGGTGTGGTGAAGCCCTGGGAGGACGGCAGAGTCAAGGGTCAGCTCGAAGTGGTCACCGACGCCGACACCATCCGCATCGTCCTGCCGCCCGACCCGCTCGGGGGAAGCCCCATCTATGAGCTGTGGTCCGCCGGCGGCTGCGCGCGTCGCTGCGACGGGGAGACCTGCGCCACGCCCCAGAGAACGCCCGACGGGATGGAGTGGATGGATGGCCCATGCCTGTGCCTGGCGGCGGACAGACAGGACTGCAAGGTCACCACCCGGCTCAACGTCATCCTCCCCGAGATCCGCTTCGGTGGGGTCTGGCGGTTGGACACCCACAGCTGGAACGCGGCGCAAGAGCTGCCGGGGATGGTGGATCTCATCCTGGGGCTCCAGACCCACGGCCTCACTGTGGCGCGGCTGGCCATCAGACCGAGAGTGACCGTCGTCGCCGGCCAGACCAAGAAGTTCAACGTGCCCACGCTGTTGGTGGACGAGAGCATCGAGGCCATCGCATCAGGGGAAGCCCGGCTGCGGGGCCAGATAGGCAGCGCGCAGGAAGCCCCGGCTCTGACCGAGGGCAGTGGTGGGGGCGGCGAGCAGAGACCGCTCGGGACCGGGACGGGTGGTAAGACCCTTCATGACTCCTCTCAGGGCACATCTCTCGGAAGCGAAACGGCTGACGCCGCTCCCTCCTCCGCCCTCGACGACGAGGTCGTGGAGGCCGAGATCGTGGAGGCCGAGCCCGCTGCGGCCTCCGTCTCCCGGGCCTACGAGCTACAACAGATCGCCATGTGCTGTCGAGACCTAGGCATTCCGCGCGACGCCATGGCCCTGGCCGCCAGCCATGGGCGTACGGACTCCACCAGGGAGCTGGAGGACGCCGAGCGGGAGAGACTGCTGGCTGTCGTGCGGGGGCTGAAGCGCGGGGAGTGGAGATACGTCGGGGTCAGCGACGGCGGAGCGGCATTGTTGGAACGAGCAGAGCGGCTATGAATCCGCTAAGTCTCATCGTCGGGTGCCTCTTTCTTCTGAACCTCGTGGGGATCGTGCTCGTAGGACTCCTGCTCGCGTCTCTGCCCTCAACGTCTCTGGAGAAACTGGTGAGTGCGGTGGTCGAGCGGATCAGGAATGGGCCCGACCCGAAGAGATGGCGGCGATGAGCCTCACCGAGAAGGAGTTCATGGGCCAGGTCAAGTTACTGGCCCAGTACACCGGGTGGACCGTAAGCTGGTATGTTACCACACATGCCTCGGAAAAGGACCCCGCTCAGAGACCGCTGGGAAATGAAGGTCAACCGACAAGGACCGTTGCCCGAAGACCGGCCGGATCTCGGACCCTGTTGGATTTGGACTGGCTTTGTAGACAGAGGAGGGTACGGTCGCATCCAGCTAGGAGGCCGCGCGGAGAGAGTGGGATACGCCCATCGGGTGAGCTACGAGCTCTTCTGCGGGGTGGTCCCTGGAGAGCTAGACCACCTGTGCCGCGTCCGCCATTGTGTGAACCCAGACCATTTGGAAGACGTCGCTCATGTGGAGAACTTGCGCCGTGGCTCAGTCCCCTCCATGAAGATCCATCTATCCGGCCGATGTGCGCGTGGTCATGAACGCGCCCTCTACGGCTACGCCCGCAAAGATCGAAAGGGCTCGTTCAACTGTGGAGAGTGTAGGAGGGAAGACAATCGCCGAAAGAGACTGGCTCAGTCAGGTCCTTGACCTAGCTCACCTCTACGGTTGGGTTGTCGCTCATTTCCGCCCCGGCATGAATCGCAGGGGAAGTTGGTCCACCCCCGTCCAAGGGGACGGGGTGGGGTTCCCCGATCTCGTGCTCCTACGCCCGCCAGAGTTGATCGTGGCCGAGCTGAAGACCAACCGGGGCAAGGTCACCAGAGAGCAGGCGGTGTGGATCGACAGCTTCTCGGCGTGTGGGATCGAAAGCTACGTGTGGCGCCCGGCGCAGTTCGACCAGATCTCGGCCCGGCTGAGACGCCGGCGATTGTCCGCTTCCAACCCCAACCCGGTGTTCCCGCTGTGCCGCATGGGCTTCCACCAGCGCTGCTCTTCCCCGGTGCAGTGTGGCTGTGAGTGCCACACGGCAGAAAGGACCCGCCAGTGATGATCCGACAGTGGCCCAGCATGGGCCCTGGCTATCTGGACAAGGTCGCCCTCGCCATCACCTACGACGAGGAGAGACGGATGTGGTGGGGAGAGGTGTCCGGTGTCGTCCCGCATGTCTGCGCACACGACTACAGCCAGCCGGTCGAGATCAGGGGGAGATGGGCGCTCACGCCTCGCACGCTGAACAGAAGCCTGATGCGCCTGGTGGAGTGCGCCATCCGCGGGGACGAGTCCTCGGCGCTGGCCATCGTCCAGCAGATGGTGGAACAGAGACTCGCCGCATGGGAGGACGCGTGCCCGCTGACGCCGGCGCTCGCTCAATAGCCAGAAGGTTCCTCGACCTGGAGCGCCCGAAGCCCTCGGCGTCGGTGCAGCGGATCGAGGCCCTGGCTCGCTGGGCCCTGGGGCGCGGCTGGTCGTCCGACGAGATCGCCGAGGGCCTGCGCCAGACCTCGGCGTTCACCGTCAACGCCCTGGAGTACGCCCTGCGCAAGACGCTCACGGCCAAGCGCTCGGGCGTGGGCCCGACGTCGCACTGGTCGGGCTCCCAGCCCCCCACCAGACCCTGCCCGTTCGAGATGTGCCACGGCGACGGATGGCTGGACCATCCGGCCGGCGCTGTGCGCTGTGACTGCAACAGAAAGCCCACCTAGGATTTCCTGATGCCCTTCTTGAAGACGTGCCTCATGCTGCTCGCCTCGCTGTGGCCCACGCCTGCCCATCACAGGACACCACAGCGGACGAGCCGCTCAGCTGCGGCCCACCGTCCCCTGCCGCCCGACATCCTGGAGAGGATTAAGTGGTGTGAGTCAAGAGGAAACTGGAGGGCGAGAAACCCACGATCTACGGCCTCGGGCGCTTTCCAGTACCTGGATACCACGTGGAACAACTTTGAGGGGTACGCTCACGCTGGCGACGCCCCGCCTGAGGTACAAGAGCGGCGAGCCCGACAGGACCTTGCCCGGCTCGGGACGCGGCCATGGTCCTCGTCAGCTTCATGCTGGCGGCGATAAGAGGAGGAGGCGATGGACAGCATCCCCGGCAGGAGCCTGCAGTGCTCTAACGGCGGGCACCGTGAGTGCGGCGGGATCATCCCCAACGTCTACATGGGGGACACGCCCATCTACTGCAACTGCTGGTGCCACAGAGGCGGCGCTGTCCTTCCCCTCAGAAGACGCCCGCCTCGGCGAGGCGGAGGATTAGCGCTGGAAGAGAACCTGAGAGAGGAGGAGCGGCCGCTCGTGGCCCACGCGATGTGAGAGTCTTTTTCCTAGGCGATGTTCATGGGAACGCGCGGTGGTTCGCCGCCATGTGCGCAGACGCCAGACTCATGGGCTGTGACGTCATCGTCCAGTGCGGGGACTTCGGCTTCTGGGCCCACACCCCGAAGGGGTCAGCCTTCCTCGACGCCGCCTCGGCCGCTCTCGCCGCCACCGAGATGCGCTGCGTGTGGGTGGACGGCAACCACGAGAACCACGAGGTGCTCCGCAACGTCTACATGGAGAACGGGACCCAGGACGACGAGGGGTTCTGGATCATCCGGCCCCGGCTGGCCTACGCCGCACGCGCCCATCGCTGGGAGTGGGACGGCCTGAGGTACCTCGCTCTGGGAGGGGCTTTCTCCATCGACAAGGAGTGGCGCCACCCCATGGTGTCTTGGTGGCCGTTAGAGACCATCTCCATGGCCGAGGCCGAGCTGGCGGCCAGCGGCGGCAAGGCCGACGTGATGGTCACCCACGACTGCCCCTGGGGTGTGGACGGAATCATCGGGTCAGGCACCGCCGGGAACAAAGACTTCTTCCCCGAGTCCCAGGCCAACCGGAAGGTCCTGCTGTCCGTGGTGGAAGAGGTGCGCCCTTCTCTCCTGGTGCATGGCCACTACCATCACCGGAACTCCGCCCTGCTGCGGCTCAGAGACGGCTGGGAGGTCCAGGTGGAGGGGCTTAACTGCGACGACAGGCCCCACGCGTTCTGGGTGAAGGAGCTGGCGGCATGATAAGACACGTGCGTTGTGAGAAGTGCTATCGCCCGATCAGGACCAACCAGTTCGACCACGAGATCAGCGGCGACTGTCGGGCGGCTCCGCCTCCGAGAGCGCCGACGAAGCGGAGATCGAAGGTCGCTCCCTACGACGAGGTGGCGTGATGTTCCATCGGCACAGATACGAGATGGTGGCGGTGAACCCGGGGACGCATCTGGACTTAACCGGCTTAATGGTCGTCTACTACTACACCCGGATTCTGTACCGCTGCACCGAGTGCGGCAGAGTCAAGACCAGAGATGTACGAGGGACATGGACCCTCGAAGATCTGCGGGGCTAGCCTCACATCTCCTGAGGTGAAGGGGGTTCCTGCGCTAACTGCTCGGCGTCAACAGAGTGTACCTATCTCTCCATTCTGAAGGACCCCCGCCCCGTAGGACCGTTCACACCGAAGAAAGGAACCGCCGCAATGACTGTCATCGACGAAGGCCTGATCTGGGAAGAGCCGCCCCCCGAGGAGCCGCGCGTCCGCAGAGGACCGTGGGAGAGGCTGCTCGCCCCCCTGCTGGAGAGACCGGGCGAGTGGGCACGGGTGCGGGAGCTGAAGAACCTCAACTCCGCTCAGGCCACGCTGTGCAACCTGCGTGCCGGCAAGATCAGACTGGCCGCCGGGCGCTGGTCGTTCCGCGGCTCGCTGACCGAGCCATACATCTGGGCCTGCTACCTCGGGCCGGAGGAAGAGCTGTGAAGCAGTGGAAAGTGACGGCCGAGGCCGCCGTCTGGGCGGAGAACGAGGACGAGGCCGTCCTGGAAGCCAGCCTCCTGTTCTCCAAGCCGGAGTGGGAGATGGACGTCGAGGAGCTGAAGGAGTGAGAACGCGCGACTGGGTCCACCTCATCCACTCGTACAGACCGAAGGCGTGTTCGTCCAGTGGAACGGGAAGTACATACTCGCGGACGCCCCGCTGAAGGTGGCGAGCGCGCCCCTGGTTACTATCGACCCGAGCGCGAGACCTTCAAGCACCAGCGGTCTGTAACAGACGTACGGAAAAGGGCCAGGGTGGTAGACACCCTGGCCCTTTTTTTCTCCTGGTGGAATGGCTGGATAATGAGGCTCGGGGGGTCGGCGACTCCCGCGCCGGCTCCTGACAGGACTGGCTACCCGCGGGGGAAGCCGGCGATGTCGGTGGCGGGGACGGCGGGGAAGATTTGCCTCCACGCGGTCTCAATACTCGGGACGACAAGGGCGAGCAACGCCTGGCGGGTCCACGCTCCGTCGTAGGCGATGAGGGTGGGTACGAACATGGCCACGAACAGCCGCACGAAGCGGGCCAGCTGGGTCTTCTGATGGGCGGTCACGCGTTCACCGCCCTGAGAGTGGTGGTCGAGCGGCCGGGCGTCTCCACCCCGGAGCAGGTGGTGGCGTAGCGGGTCCCGGAGAAGTACGGAGCCGACGTTCGGTCCCACCACGGGCGGTAAGGGACCACCGGCCAGGGGAGCGGGTGGTTGACCACGACCGGCCGCCGAGCCAGCTCTGCGCGCAGCAGACGTACGCAGTCATCCAGAGTGGGTCTGGGGCCGTGCGCGTCCCAGGACAGGCCGCACTCGGAGCAGATCACGTTCACGTGGACGGGGTTGGGCTTTGGCACGAGGTCCTCCCATGAGTCGATTGCCAGGGCTTCCAGCATCTCACGCCGGGTCACGGAGCGACAAGCCCCACCGAGACGACCACGAGGGCCACCGCTTCCAGGACGTCGACCCTGCCGGGGTCGTTGAGCAGCACCACGACGGCGAGGATCACGCCGATGACGGCGCACAGCACTCTCAGGGAAAGAGTCACGGCATTCTCGTTTCCTCTTGGGCCTCGGCGATCTGCCGGGCGGTCTCTTCCACGGTCAGGCGCGGCTCGGCTCTGCGGCGCCGCTCGAATCTGATGCCAAGGCGGAGCAGGTACGCCTCGTGCTCGGCCAGGCGCTGCTGGCACAAGCGGTGCTCTCTCTCCATCACGCCGATGCGGGAGTTGTTGTCGGAGATGATCTGGCCCTGAGCGGCCACGATGCCCTGCCAGGCCCCGAAGGCGGCCGTCACCTGGGCGGCTTCAGCCGAGACCTCTGAGGCCACAGTGGCCGTCTTGGCTCTCGACCGAGCCTGATAGATCACTCCGCCCACGGTGATGACCGTGGGGAGGATCAGAACCCACAGCGGCAGTCTGGCGGCGGCCACATCGGAGGCGGCGTCCGCCACGAGCTGGAACATCAGCTAGTCGCCGACGAGGATGGTGTAACTTGACCGCCCCCACTCGCCCCTGTCTCTCTCGAAGTGGCCGTCGGCGCCGAAGAGGATGACCCCGTCATCGCTGGGGTGCAGCACCGCCCCGGAGATGGCGGGGAAGTCTCTGGCCACTTGGCTGAGCGACTTCAGCTGTCGGGCTCCGTCCCAGCAGTAGATGTCGCCCTTGGCATCGATCTCCCAGTTGGGCTGGCGGCCCACGGCGTCGGGGAGGGCCTTGGGGTCGAGGATGGTGATGGGCATGTCGTCCTCCTGGACGGGGTGGGGGAAGGCCGCGCCTTCGCTGATGGCCGCGTGGACGTGGTCGTCGTGGTCTCCGATGGCGCCGCGGTTGAGGTTCCGGCCGTTCACCCACCAGTCGTTGGTGGGAGCGTAGAACAGCTGGCAGAGGACCGGGGACCGGCCCTGGGCGAAGGGCCGCAGGTGCTCGACGATGGCCAGGCAGTCGGACCTCTTGTCCCCGTAGTCGCGCGCGCGGCCTAGGTAGTGGAGCGAGTGTTCTCTGTGTAATGGGCATTGCGCGCGAGAGCCGTCGGTGGAGCAGGGAGTGACCGGGCCCATGCGGATGCCGTGGGCCGCCAGCTCATTGTCGATGTCGCGCCAGCCACTCATGCCGTCTCCTCGCCCTGGGGGGCCCTCAGAAGGTCGAGCTCCGCCGCCATCTCAGCGAGCCGTTCCCCCTGCTGAGTCACGGTCTCAGTGAGATGCTCGATCTGGGCGGCCTGCTGGGCGATGACGCTCTCGCGCTCGCGCACCATTCCCATCAGTTCCCCGGAGACCAGGGCCGCGTTGGCCATGCGCTCGGCGTCAGTCATGTGCAGGACTCTTTCGCTAAGAGGCTAGGATATGTAGAGCGCACGACCCACCCCACCAGGGCCACTTCTGTCCGCCCCGAACAAGACCTGGACGACTCTGTATAAGGCCCCTATCTGTTTCCCAACAAACAGAGGAGTCTGTCCTAACAGCAGGCCACTGTCCGGTCGGAAGTATCCAAGAACATTGCCCCCCGAACTCTGGAACTGAATCGTGGACGCGGTGGCCGACGTGCCCTTGGCTCGCAGGATCAGATTGACGTTGGTGCCCGACCCTTTGCCAGCAACATAGACATTCCCGATCGCCGAGTCACCCTGGTCGCCGATGCTCACATAACTGCCGGTCCCCGATACTGCCCCAGCTCCGAAGAAGCTCTCCACCCCAGTAGCAGCGAGCGCACCAGTGGTAGTCGTGGTGAGAACATCGGTCCATGTGATGGCACCAGCGCCGGCAGCGGCCCGAGAAACCTTGAGAACGTTCCCCGCAGGGTCCGCCTCGATCTTCACCGAACCTTGGCCAGTGGTGTCTCGCTGCCACGCTAAGCCGTCCCAGTAGGCGTTCGCCATGAGGTGTGTGACCCCGCCCCCGTAGCTGCCGAGGCGAGCAAAACCGGAGAGCCCGTTGCTGACGGCAACGGAGGTGGCGAAGGGAAGCTTCACCATCTGCGGCCGGGTCGTGGCGTTGACGGTGACGCCGCTCAGATCGAGCGGGAGCACAGTCCCCGTAAAGATCGCCCCGGCTCTGAACGTCTGGGCCCCGGTGATAGCCCGTGATCCATCCGTCCGCGCGTACTGCGTGTGGTCGTCCCGAGTCGTGTCGTAGAGGTGTCTGTTGTCGTCCTGGAGACTGTCGGCGTCGAGCACATGCTCGACCACGTCGCCCAGGGTGTGGAGAATGGCCACCGTGTTGTCGAAGCCGCGCCCGCCGGCGGCTACGGTAACCAGACCGTTGACCCGGCTGGAGCAGCGGATCTTCTCCTCTGAGGCGGTGCCCCGCCCGATCACCAAGATGAAGTCGCCGTTGGCCCCGCCCGTGGGCATGGAGATGAAGGGGGAGATGGTGAAGGTGGTGTCCACCGCACTGATCGAGCCGGACAGCGTGGCCGGGGCCGCCCCCCCGACATACTGCTTCGCTCCTCCTGAGGCCATAGGACCGCCCTCCTATACAACAGTCTTCAAGCGCACCATGACCATGCCCTCGAAGAATACTCGGTCAGAACTCCACTTCTCCGGCTGTACTTCCAAGCCATCCACGTACACATTCTCGCTGGTCAGCCCCTCCTGGTAGCGGATGATGCGCCGGGTGGACACCAAGCTGTGCAAGTAGTCGAACTGGGAGCGGATGTCTTCGTACACCTGCTGGCCCTCGCCGACGTCGTTGACCACGAAGGTGCGCAGGATGATGGGGAGGGTGATCTCGTCCACCGGGGGCGGGGTGGGGAGCCCACGAAGCACCCAGCGGGTCAACGTCGGGCCGGTGGACGGCGTCGTCCCGCGCGTCAGCGTGAAGGTCAGCTCGACAGCCTCGGCGCTCATGCCGCCCATGGAGAAGGGCGACCCAGGGCTCACGCTGGAGGCCAGGTTCGACGTGCCCACGACCACGGAGAAACCGTCGTCGGCCACCGCGGAGAGCCCGATGGAGCCGGAGAGGGGGAGATGATGGACGTCGAGAGACGCGAAGAGCTTGTAGTCGTAGGCGCCGAAGCGGATGTAGCCTGTCGAGAGCGTGGCCGTGGGAACCAACTGGGTGGCGTGCTCGGCCCACAGGCCCGCCCCCGTCCCTAACTTGACCAGGAAGAACCGGCGGCCCCCGAACGTGGCCACGGCCGACACCGTCCCCTGGCCCGTGGCCATCAGGTCCGACGCGTAGGCCGGGACGAGGGTGTCGGTGAAGCGCCCGGGAGCCAACCGCCCGAGCCCGGTGGAGACCGAGTCGTAGTTCGACCAGGAGAACCAGACGAACTCCCCCTCGGGATCGAGCGCGGTGACGCCCCCGGGAACGGCGATGAGGGGCCCGTGGCTCACGGCGTTGGTGGTGGCCGCCACCGTCCCCATGCGCGCGCCGAGCGAGGTGCCCAGGACGGCGAAGCCCTCATAGAAGGCCACCGTGTTGATGGTTTCCCCGGTGGGCACGCCCCCGCAGTAGCGGGGGGCGGTGATGGCGCCTGTGGCGTCGCCCACGGCCGAGCAGTACATCTCCGAGCGGTCGTTGTTGGTGCCCACGTACACGATGCCGTGCGGGGCGCCAGTGATGTAGACCCAGCGATACGTGGCCCAGGGGTGGGTGAAGATCAGGGTGTTTAAGCCGCCCGCTCTGATCTCGTACAAGCTCTGTGTGGCCGAAGCCACGAGCCGGCCATTGCAGTAGGCCAGCTGGGAGATGTTGGCCAGAGTCCCGAACGCGGTGAGGGCGGCCGTGCCCACGGCCGCTGACCACACTCTGCCGTTCGAGGCGATGTAGACGTTCGCGCCGTCCGTCGTGATGGCGGTGGGCGTCCCGGTGATCCCCGTGCAGGTGGTGAACGTCCCGCCGTCGGGGTTGGTGGAGAACTTCACCGTGGACCCGTCGACCACGTAGAAGTACCCGTTGACTGAGAGCAGCAGGGTCCCGGTCGTGGTGGCCAGGACTCTCGTCGTGTCCTTCAGCATCCCCAGCCGCCGGAACGTCCAGGGGTCGGCCCCCTTGGACACCCGGAAGCGGTTCCGGTCTGACGCCTTGTCGTCGAAGTACGTCTGTCCCGCTCCGTAGAACCAGTCGATGCCCACGCGGCGCGGCATGGAGAGGGGGTTGAGGCTCTGCTCCCCGAAGTCGCTGCTCTGGTCCTGCGTTTCGCGCAGGTTCTCGATGGTGCGCCGGCGGTACAGCGAGGGCTCGATGAGGTAGGAGCGGTCCCCGAGCGCCACCTGGAAGAAGTACGGGACGTCGGCGGCCAGGCTGGGTCCTGTGTAGAACGGGGCGTCGAAGGGGGAAGAGATCCCCATGGCCGGCACCTCAGACCACCTGATGACGAGGGTAGAGAGCCATCAGACGGACGCCCTCTTCGGCCACACGCTTGTCCCGCAAGGCCATCAGGTTGCGCCCCACATTGGTCGCCGCCCCGGCCTGCACCTCTTCCGCCCGTCGCGCCTCCCCCTGCCCCTCGGTAAAGGTGCGCTTGATCTCCCGAGAGGTGACCAGCCGGGCGGCGGCGCCGATGGAGGGGATGTCGACCATGGTGTCGGACAGCCCGACCGTGGCGATCACATCGGTGGAGTCGGTGAAGACAGACACGTCGAACGGCCGGGCGTACTGCACCCGGAGCGTCCGGCCGGTCCGGTAGGTGGCGGGGATGAAGAGGGCGAACCCTGATGGGAAGGCGGTGAGGTCGGCGTTGCGCATGACCTGCCAGCCCGTTACCCGCGGCCAGGTCCTGGAGTTCTGAAGAGCGCCGGCGACCGGGGAGATCCGCACGTCGATCACATACAGGAACGGCCCGATCCCGGCCAGATCGTAGGCCCGCACATAGGAGGAAGTCGCGACCGTGACCGGCGCGGGGACCGAGAAGAGCGTGGCGGGCCAAGAGCGAATCTCGTCCCGCACAGCGTCGCGAATGGAGAACGTCGGGAAGCGCGGGTTCACCTCTGCCATGACCCCGGCGGCGTGCGTCGCGGCAGTCGTGCCCAACTGTCCTCGCTGGACGACGGCGGTCTTGGTGGACGAGTTCACGGACCAGACGTAGACCACCTCGTCCTCGATGGAGACGTAGCTGCCTCGGGTCAACCCCTGGAGGTCGTAGGCAAAGGTCAGCGTCGTGTCCCCGCTGACGGCGGTGGAGGCCAGCTGGTTCATCTCAGCGCGGTAGGTGCCGTAGAGGTGGCGCTTCGTGTCGTTGATGAGGTCTGAGACGAGAGTCATCAGGCGTCCTCCTCGTAGCCGTGGATGAACCCGGCGAGAGCAGGCGTGCCCCCGGTGAAGTCGAGGAAGATGCCTCTGGTCATCGCGATGGGGTCGGCGAGAGCGATCTCGTGGTCAGCCCGGGCGTTGCCCTGGTTGGTGGCCGGCTCGGTGATGAGCGGGATCTTGGGCGTCCCTAAGACGCCGGTCCCGTCCCGGAACACCGCCGAGGCCCCGACCACGAGGTTCGTGTTGGTCAGCGTCAGGACCATGTCGGTGACGTAAGCGATCCGGCCGGCGCTGGTAGTGTGAAGGAGTCTGTCGGCGGTCAAGGACTCCAGCGCATAATGGAACGGGGTTCGCTTGAACACCTGGCTCAGCCGGAGCCCGGGCGACACCATCAAGGTCCCCTTGCCGATGTTGTCGGTCATCGGCTGGATGATGGTGACCGACAGCTCCGTCCGGAGATCGAAGGCCGTCTGATTGGTCGCGCCGTTGGTGTACCTCACCCGAAACTGCTCGCCCTGGTTGGCGGGCACGGAGTAGGACCGGCCGGCTCCGGCATCAGCCGCGGTATAGGTGAACACGTGGCTCTTGTTGACGGTGACGAACCCGTCGTTGGAGAACTCGACTCTGACGCCGTCGGTCGCTGAGGGATGGCTGGCGATGACCACGACGAGGATGCTCACGAACCCCGTGGCGTCAAAGACCTCCCCCGTAAACGTCGCGCCGGCTCTCAGCAGCGCGGTGGTCGTGTCCCCCGGGATCGAACCCGATACGCGCTGGTTCTCGTAGTCGCCGTCAGGCTGTTGGCCCGTGATGACCGCCCGGCCCAGAGCGGCCGGGAAGGACGGGTCGATGGGCGCCGCCACAGGAAAGATGAACGGGGCCACCGACTGGGGCCGCAGGATCGTCTTGGCGATGAAGCGACTCGTGCCCGACGGGTCTCGATTCTGGAACACGATCCGGTAGTGCGTGCTTCCGGTGGCCGGGTCGGTGAAGGCGCCGGAACCGGCGAAGGCGGTGGTCTCGTAGTGATGGACCGTCGCCCCGCCGTCGTTGGACCACTCGGCGAAACCCTGACCCAATCGGGTGGCCAGGGGAGAGATGGAGAACCCGGCGTAGCCGGTGATCTCGGTCCAGTTCCCAGCGACGGCGTCTCTGGGGATCGCGCCAGGAGCGCCCCCCACGTTGGGGACGTACGGGACGCCCTGGTACGCAAGGAGCGTCGTGTCGAACGAGTTGTTCGCGTCCACCAACCCATTCGTCGGGGTGACAGTCTGACCGGTGAGGTGGACCTGGAGGCCCCCGTCGGTGTTGATGGGCACCGTCTGGGTGCCGGTCTCGTCGGTCAGGGACACCCGGGAGAGAGACCCGCCGCGCATCATGGTGGGCGGGGGCGTAGCTACCTTCTCCGCCAGGGTGACGGTGCTTCTCTGGAGGTTCTCCAGCAGTCCGCCCAGAGCGGCCAGAGCCGGCTCCAGCGACGCTCTGATGGCCAGGGCGACCGCCGCCGCCCCTTGCTCAGGAGAAGCCGTCTGAGGACCGTCAGGCAGAGAGATCAACGGCGGCTCGACGTTGATGACCGGGCTCAGCTGGATTCTGTTGACGGCCTCCAACATGGCCCAGACGCCCAGCTGCAAGGCGTCCAGCGACTGGCCCTGTTCATAGAGCAGGTCTCGGATGTCCGCTTGGACCTGCTCGATGGCCATGAAGACGTTCCCGGTTAGACGATGTTGGCGTACCCGGAGGCCCGAAAGACCGTGGTGTCAGTGATGGCTGACCCGTTGGCCCATCTCAGTCGGACGAATCTGAGGTACACCACCTGATCGTAGGCGAACGAGGTGCTGGCCACTGTGGCGTTCGAGAAGGTGGTGTCCCACGTTAAGTTGTCGTCTGACTGCTCAATAGTGAGCGTGCCCGCCTGGTCAGCAAAGACCCGGCCGGTGATCCGACGGAAGCGGTCACAGTCGACCGGGCCCAGTGTGACCGAGGCGCTTCTTCTCACCACAGCGCTGGTCTGGGTGAAGATTCTGGGGCGGATGAAATCGCTGCCGGCCATGTGCGTCCTCTCGGGTAATCGGCTGGGCCAGGGGCCAGAGTAACCCCTGGCCCAGCTCTTTCAGGTGTCCTAGGTGAGGGCGCTAAAACGGCTCGCGTGCTGCTGGCGCTTGAACTTGAAGCTCTTCTCCATCAGCACCTGGCCCTTGGTCGAGTCGCCGGTCTTGGCCAGCATCTCGAACTGCATCGGCCGCAGCGTCACCAGCTCGGCCTGGTCACGGTTGAAGATGAACAGGTCGTTCGGGTGGCACCAGCGGTCCAGGATGACGGCCTGGCGGCCGAAGTCCGAGTCGTAGGACTCGACGATCTGGCCGCGCAGCATGTCCTGGTTGGCGTAGCGGATGAGGGAGGCGTTGAAGTTCGAGATCACCCGCTTCTGTCTTGACCCGGTGACGATGCGGTCCGGCGCCCCGCCTGCGTCGAAGCAGGCCTGGAGCGAGTTGAGCAGCGCCGTCTCGGTGAGGGTGGTGGTGGAGCTGTCCACATTGGTCGTGATCCAGTACTCCAGGCCACCCATCGACCGCCAGAAGTTGGAGGTGTCCTCGGCGCGGACCCCGTAGAGGAGATCCTGCTCCAGGGAGACCGACATCTCCTTCATCCGGTTGGCCACCTGATGGTCGAACTCGGTGCCGGACAGGCCGTACTTCTGCACCGCGTCCTCCGAACCCGAGGTCTGCACGGCGATGGGGCCGAAGATCTGGGTGTAGTTGAAGCGGTTGGTGCGGTCGATGGCTCGCGTGGGCTCGGGGTCCGAGCCTTCGGGGAGGGCCTGGCCGAGGCCGATCATGATGGCGGCGGAGGTGTGTAAGGCGGCGGTGGTTAAGCCGTACGCCCGCACCACGGTCAGGGTGTCGGTGGACACCGAGGACACCCGGATGACTTCCGAGTCGATGATGATGAGGTCGCCGGCCTGGAACTTGGTGCCGTCGCCGGTGGCCACCACGACCGAGGTGTCTAATCTTCTAATCGTGGTTCTCAGGGTCGTGCGGGCGATGAGCAGGGTCTCGTCCTGCCATTCCACTTTCTTCTCCGTGGCGATCCCGGTAGGCAGGGCCGAGCGTCCGGCCGCGTCCGAAGTGCCCTGGAGGGGCACGTCGTAGGGAGAGATGAGGAAGACGGCGTCCTCGAAGTCGAGCTTGACGCCGGTGGTCAGCAGGTAGGTGGTCTTGGTGCCGGTGGGGACTGCCATGGGTTACTCCTTGGCGCTCAGGGCCCCGTTGGCGTTCGCCCGGATGGCCTCTTCGTAAACGTGCCGCTTCTCAGCGAACTTCTTGATGGGGATTGGCTGCCCGGACATGTCCAGGTAGGGCAAGCCCCGATGATCCGTGGCGACGCCGCGCTCCCAGGCGTTGGCCCCCTCCGACACACGGGGGGGAATCGAGTTCCGGCGCGAGGGCATGGCGCTCGGGGAGATGTTCAGCGCGCTGGAGGTCCTCCAGTACGCCAGCTTCTCTCTGAGTGACATGACCTCGGCCATCGCTCTACCTGTCCTGAACCAGCACGCGCCGGTCGCCTCTCATGGCCGCGTCGGCCATGGTGGCCACGAAGTGGCCCACAGCCTCTTCTTCGGTGGCGCCCTTCTGCATTGATTCCAGCGCCACTCTCTTGGCCGTTTCCTTCACGTCCACTTCAGGGGGGATGTCGCCGCTGGCTCCGTTGGCCAGCTCGCTGCGCTGGCGGCTGAGCGCCAGCTCCTCCTCGGTGGGCCCGTCTCTTCTGCTCTGTGAGCCATCGGCGCCCTCAGGCGATCTGGGCTCTTCTCTCATCGCACCGGGGATCTCGGCGGCGTAGGCGCGGATGGCCTCGGTCGTGAGATCTCCGTCGTAGGCTCTGAGGAGCAGCTGCCCGGCTCTGGACTCGACGTCCACGCCGGCCTTGATGAAGCTCAGCTCACGCTGCATGGCCTGAGCGCCGGCGGCGCCTCTGGCTCTGTCCTCCAGGTCTCGGATGACCGCCCTGGGGACGCGCACGAATCTCTCGTCGTCCGTGTCCTGGTCGTGGAGGTCGTCGTCGGGCATGGTGGTGGCTCCTTCTGCCGCGAATGCGGCGTAGCGGGGAAAGGGAACTGCACAGGTCAACCGCCGCCCCGCAGATCGGGGGGCTGGCCCCTACGAGCTGTCCCGGCACACCTGGCCGCTCGGAAACCAGGCAGAGGGTCCTGCTTCGCTGGCTCTCATCAGCTCACCCATGCCTGGGGCCGACGGCCTGCTGTGGATCAGTATGCCAGAGCTGTCAAGCCCTGGGGTGGATCTAGCTCTTTTTCTTGGCTCTTCTGCTCACCAGGCCCGGGTACTTCTTGGCCACGGCGGCGCGGACTCTCGCCTCCACTGGTCTGCCGGAAGCGCGGGCCAAGGCGTTCTTGGCATGGCTCCTGTCGTTCAGTGGGTACGACCCACTGCCCGGAGCCTTCGACGGCACAGCGAAGGTTCTCTTCGGGAGAGCTCTGCGCTGTCTCGCTGTGAGCTTGGACACGTCAACCCGCCCGGGGGTCAGCGGCCATGTTCTTCAGCGGGCCGGCGGACGGGCCCGCTCTCGGAACAGGAGGCGGCTGCACCTGCTTGGAGTTGCCCGTGGTCCCGCTTCTCACCGAGGTGTGCTCAGTGAACGAGGCGCGCGGTCCGGCAAAGGGCGGCTCGACCACCTTGCTGTTCGGTCTCGGAGCGGGGTTCTCGTCGTCCTCCCCGTACATCTTCTCCGAGTCGCTGTCGTAGCCCTCGTTGTGGGCCATGTCAGGCTCCCTTCACTCGGTCAGGGCCGACCGTCTTGGAGTCGCCCCCCAATCTTCTGTTGGCCGCCTCGCCCAACTGGCGGTGCTTGTCGCTTCTGTACCCGGCTCTCAGCTCGGCGATCGCTTTGGCGTACTGACTCGTCGGGGAGGGATCGAATTCTGCCATGGGCATAGCTTGCCTCATTCTCAGCCCGGGCGCGCGGACCCGAGGCCGATGACTCCGCTCTGGGTCGCCGCCGCCCCACCCGCGCCCTGGAATGCGGCGATCCGAGCCTGGCGGCGCTGCTCGATCTCAGCCGTGGCCTCGGCGTTGTGGTCGAAGACGGACTGCACGCCCTCCTCTAAGGCGGTGATACTCGTTCCCCGCTCTCCGATGGTGGAGGAGAAGAGCTGCGCCTGGGAAGCCAGCTGCCCGAAGCCCAGGTGCAGCCGGTAGTCGGTGACGTGCTGCTCCCCCAGGTCCATGGCCTGAGCCTGGCTCAGATGAATGCCGGACTGCGCGGCGATACCGCCGGCCATGGCGGCGTCGGCCATGGCCTCCAGATGCGGAGCCGACTCGTTGGGGTCAAGGAACAAGGCGGCGAGGGCGCCGGGTCCCGCGGCGCCAAAGTACGAAGCAAAGGCGTCGCGCACAGCCTGGGGGGCCTCGGCTACCCGGGAGTAGCCGTTGCTGATTCGCTGGGACAGTTCGGCCACCGACACGTCGTCGCCGATGAATCTCCCCAGCGCCTCCTGCGAGTCGTAGAACCCGGAAGGGAGCGCAGCCGCGTGGAAAAGCTGGCGGGCCGCGTTCTCATAGCTCACGTACTCGCCAGGAGAGATGGGTGGCAATCCTCTGCGCTCACGCTCGGCGATGCCGGGAAAGCGTTGCCCGAACTCAGGACGTTGTCGCAGCTGCGCCTGCACCTCGGCCGGGCTGGCTCCGGTGGTGATGAGCCCCCAGGCCCAGTCGCTGAGCGACCCCAGGCCGTACTGATTGAGGAGGTTGTTGATGATCTGGCGCGAGTCACGCTGTAACGCGGTGGGTCCAGTCGCCGGAGTCGGAGCGGGAGGCGGTGGAGGGGCAGGAGAGGGCTGCTGCGTCGGGGGCGGCGAAGGAGTCGGCGCCGGAGCGCCGAAGGGCCCGGGCCCAGCATTGGAGGCCGTGGAGGTGGCGCCTCTGCCGTACACCGCCTCGAACGACTGCTGATCGGGGAACCCCGCCTCATACCACGGCTCGGCCATCAGACGGCCACCTTCCCGAAGGTCTGCTCAATGGTGTTGGCCAGCTCGTAGCTCTGCTGGCGCCCGCCCGCGGTGTACTGGTAGCCATAGATCGGATCGGATCGGAACATCGTCTGCCACTCCGACAAGCCCATAGCCCGACGATCTCCAGTGGTCGGGTCGATGGTGTTGATGGCCCGGGACCACTTGGGGTCCATGAGGTCGATGGAGTCGGCCGGGATCTCCAGATCATGGGCGGCCAGGCCCACGTAGGGATCGAAGTATCTCCTCGTGGAGTTCTGCTCGTCGATGAATCTGGCGATGGTGGGATGCAGAGAGCGGGCCTGATCGACCACGTACTGCAAGAACGTGGCCTCGTCCGATGTGCCGGCCACGACCTGCCTGGCTTTGTCGTAGAGGACGTCGGGAGCGATGGGCACCAGATATAACTTCGCCAGCGTGGCGAACTTCCCGGCGATGGCCCCAATGTCCCCGCCTGTCGGTCTGGCCGGGTCGTAGCGCAGTTCTCCGGTCAAAGCCGCCAGTGTCTGCGTGTCGTCCCACCCGAAGCGGAGAGAGTCCTCGGCGATCTGGGACAGCCGGGCATCGGCGATCTCGCCTCCACCGATGCGTTGGGCCTGCACCCGCAGCTTCAGAGTGGCCTGGGCCAGCATCTGCTGAGCGGACGCCGGGTCCTCGGCCTTGCGCTGCGTCCACTCCCGGACGGTGTTGGAGGTGGCTCTCCACCAGTCCGTCGCGCTCAGCGCCCCCTGGAGACGGTTGCGGTCCCATCCCTCCTGGGCGGCCTGAGTGAGAATCGCACGCAGCTCGGGGACGGCCAGGGCCCAAGCCATGTAGCCGTAGTTTCTGCGGACCTCCTCCTCGATGGTGGCGGGAGGCGCAGCCGCCGCCGGCGACGCCGGGGCGGCCGGTCTTGACGCCGGCGCAGGTCTTCTCGCCGCGGGTCTTCTCGTCGGCGTGGCGGCGGGAGCCGGGGCTCTTCTGGTCTGTCTGACCGCCGCCTGATCTAACGGGGTGAGCGTGGCCATCACACGCCTCTCAGCAGATCGCTGAAGAGTAAGAACGCGGCGCTCATGTCATGCGCGCCGGCTTCGACCGGGTTCTGCTCACGCAGCATCGTCTCCACGTCGGCGGTGGGGTTGACGCCCTGCACAGAAGTCAGTGTGTCAGGGGCGGAGAGAAGCTGCCGGCCGCCGAGAGGAGCGCCGGCGCCGTCCACGACGCGGCGAATGGCCGAGGGGTTCTCGTACACCGGCTGCACTCGGACGTGATCGCCGGTATGAGGAGCGGCGATCATCTTGCCGCCGCCGATGTAGAGCCCGACATGGGAGGGACTGGAGGCGTCCCCGAAGAAGACGAGATCGCCGGGCATGGCCTGGTCCAGGCTGGCCACCGGCTGGCCCTGTCTCACCTGGGTCGCTGTCGTGCCGGCGATGTTGATTCCCATGTCCCCGTAGACCTTGCCCACGAACGAGGAGCAGTCGAGCGCGGCCGGCCGTCCCGGCGTCATCTCCGCCCCATGGCCAGCTCCGTACACATACGGAATTCCGATGTATCTCATGGCGTCTGAGACAGCCCGACTGCCCGAGGGGGCGCCGCCGAGCTGGGCCTCTCCGACAGAAAGAACCTCGCCCGTCGTCGGATCGGTGACGACGTCGGCCCGCAACTGCGCGTTGGCCAGACGGGTCGCCTTGTCCGCAGCGATGGTCTTCTGCTGCTGAGCGGTCTGGGCCCCCGTGACCTGGGCCAGGGCCTTGGCGTGCTCGGCTTTGGTCAACTTGCGCCCGAGCACCGCCTGGCCCACCTTGTCCGCCAGGAGCCGGATCTCGTTCGGGTCCGAAGTGTTGATCGTGTAGTCCTTGCCCTCCAGGAACACCGGCCCCTTGCCTCTGCCGGGCTGGGACTGGTTGGCCAGGATCTTTCTGTCGAGGAACGTCTGCATGTCCCCGCCGCCGGCGGAGACCATGATCGCTTCGTCGATCAGCTTCTTGAAGGCGGTGACAGTGAGGCCGTCCACCTCGCCCCACAACGGAACCCGGCCGCCGTAGTAGCCAGCCCCCCACAGCTTGGACTGGAGAGCGGCCCGACTGTCGGGGTCCATGTCAGCCAAGTGTTGGAGGGACTGGGCCACTGTGGTGGAAACGGGGTGCGTCCGTTGGCCATACCGAGACCACGGCGGAGCGGTGGGATCTAACACGCCCGGGTTGGCGTTGAACGGCGTCTGCAATTCGGACGCGGAGTAGTGCGTCACCGCCATGAGCTGGAGGAGCTGCTCGTTCGTCAAACCACCGACATTGTCCGTGTCACCGAAGTTGAGGGTCGCGCTCGACGGCGGCGGCGGCGTGGCGCCGTACGGCACGGCCGCAGGACCGGAGCCTCTGGCGGCTCTGGCGGCTCTCGCACGTCTCGACGCTCCGTAGACCAGCGGTCTGCCCTGAGTGGTTACAGGCACTAGAGCGTCCCCAAGTTCAGGTTCGTCATCGTCTCGACCTCCGGGCGTATGACCCGATTGTAGAAACCCAGCGCCCCTGGATCGGTGGAGGCTGTCGCCTGGGCGAAGTTGATGAAGCGGGCGTCAAGGTCTTTGCGCCGCATCTGGGAGTACGAATCCCGTCTGTAAGCCAGCGCCGCTCGGGTGTCCGAGAAGCTGCGGAAGCCGTCTACGAGCTGGGCAAGCGCCCGGTTCTGAGAGGTTCTGGGCAGCCGCGGATCTTGGAGGGCTTCTCTCATCTGGCGCAGCGTCTCGGTCCGGCGCAGGTGCGCCTTCGGGTTTTGGATCTCGTCGGCAAAGATAGGGTGCTGGGACAAGAACGCCCGCTTCCAGTCCCCCCACTGCCGCTCCACCTGCTGGAGCGCGACCGGGTTCCCTCTGGCCCGGAGCTTGGCCGCCTCGTAGGCGTCGAAGTTGGGGAAGTATTGGACCGCGGCCTTCTGGTACTTGACGTCGTCGACGTACTCCTCGGGCGTCTTACGGGTGCGCAGCCCCAGCGCGATCTGCTCGCTGTAGGCGGCGCGGTCAAAGGGGTCGTCGGTTCTGGCCTGGGGGAAGAACCACGCCGCGGCCTGCGGGTAGTTGGACAGGAACGCGTCATGCTTGGTGATGAACCTGAACGCTGCGGTGGTGGCCGGCAGCGGCGCGCCGGCCTCGTTCTTGGTGCCGAACACCGTATAGGCGGTGGCGTCGGGATTCCGGCGGATGAACTCGTTGGTTCCTTCTTCCGGGCCCAGCGACCGCAGCAAGCTGAGGTACTCGGTGTGCAGTCTCACAGGGAACTGCGGAGAGGGCGACGCGGGCCCGACCATCCCGAAGACGGCGCGGTTTATCACCAGCGTGCGGGTCCAATTGCTGAGCCGCTCCAAGAACAGCTCCTTCTCCCGCGGCGTGGCGTTGTCCGGCAACCCGTGCCCAGACGTCTCCAGGAACGCGTTGGCCTGCATCATGGCCGAGGCGTACTGCGAAGACTTCTCCGGGCTGTCGTTGAAGGCGTGGTACACCCGCATGACCGAAGTGGGGAAGAAGCCGTCGGAGATCGAGCGGCCCGATCCCTGAGGACCGAGCACGGCCTCGTTCACCGGAGCCAGTTCCGGGAAGCGCCGGGCCAACAGATTCATGGGCACGCCCAGAAGCGGCCCGGCCCCCGGTACGCCGATGCGGTCGAAGCCGGGGGACGCCATCTTCACCTGCCCCGACATGGGCACCGAGATGGGCATGACGAACGGCTTACCGGTGATGAGCTCGGCGGTGTGAGCCAGCAGATCTTGCAACTCCGAGCTGCCCGGGTAGATGAAGACGTCTTCGCCGTACTCGTTCTGACGGGTGATCCCGGCGTGGCGGAAGCCCATAACGAGCAGCTGCGCCTCGCGGACAGCTTCGGGTGAGTGGGTCAGCGTGCGCGCCCACCGACGCAGAAACGCTTCTTGGGCCCAGTAGAAGGGGGAGAGGTTCTGCACGTTTTCGGCGAACTGGCTGCGGACCGAGTGGTCGTCGATGAACGGCACCGAGTCGGCCATGGCCCGGTCGAAAGCCACGCCCTGCACGGCGCGATCCACCCGCTCCTCCATGGCGTCCCACCGCCGGATCGTCGCCTGCGTGGCGCGGTCCAACTCGCTGAACAATCCCTCGTCGGGGAGAGAAGCGGCCTCTCGCAGCGCGGTGGGGCTGACCCCCAGCGCTCTGGCGATTCTCCGGCCTTCGGCCCGAAGTTCGGAGTCCACCAACAACGGCTCCATCACTTCCCGGACAGGAGAAGCCGTTTTGACGTAGCTCTCTATGAAAAGAGGGCGGCGGCTCATGGCGTCCACCGACGGGCCGACCACGCGCTCCCACCAGCCCTTGGTCATCTTGCCCCACATGCCCTCAGGCGGGATGGTCACGGGGATCGGGCCGAACGACAGACCGGGCAGATCCGTGATGGAAGGCAGGAAGTGTTCTTGCCCGAAGCCGGCCACATCGACCCGCAGCGGGCGAAGGATCTCGTGCATTACCTCGGGCTTCTCCACGTCGGCGGCGTCAGACGCCCACATCCACTTGCGCATGACCGCATACGCATTGTCGACGGCCTCCCGGGTCTTTTCGTCCAAAGGAACGAGTCTGTCGACGTGCTCGGCCGCCGTGCCCAAGGCGTGGTCCATGAGCACCTCGTGACGCTGAAGCGCCGGCAGAGGCCCGTACGCGTCCATCGCCTCACCCAGCAATGTGCGCGCGTTCACATACTCGATCCGGGCACGGTCGAAGGCCGCGGAGAAGGGGTCTTCGGGAGCCCTCGGGCCGTTGAGCCGGCGGGCGTCGATGACTTCTTCGGCCACATCGTTGTAGCGCATGTGGAAGTCGAATCCGGGGTAGCGCCGCTGCAACTCGGCCATCATCTGCGCCGCGTGATCCCGGTCGGTCGTGCCCACGGCCGAAGCCAGCACATGCCCCTTGCCCCGAGCCGCGGCCAACTCGGCCTGAGACGCCATCTCACCGGGGTCGTGCAGACGCGCACTGGCTTGCAGCGACCTGGACACAGCGCCGTCCGGCGCCGCCGGCGCGCTCGGCGCGTCGGTGAGGAAGGGGCGGGCCTGGTCCGGAGTGACGTGGACGGACCACACTCGAACATGGCCCCTGGGGACCAGCGTGTCGTCACGGGTGCGGTCCCAGCGAGAGGCGAACCTTGCGCCATGTTCGCTGTTGAGCCAACGCTCCCCGGCTTCGACAGCAGCGCGATGAGCGGCTTCGGGATCGAAGATCGCCTCACCCGGGGCCAGCACGGAGTGCAAGGCCCGACCGTTGTTGATCGTGCCGATGGCGTCGGCGTGGTCAATGAGCTGAGCCACACGCTGCGAGCCCGGGAACTCGCCCGCCTCGGCGAGAGCGAGCTTGGCGTGGTCCAGTCGCTCCAAGTCTCCAGTCCGGATGAACGCCTCGAAGTCCTCGCCCACCGATCTCGGCGCCTCCCGCAGCCCAGCTCGGGCCTCGGCGATGAACTGAGCCGGGTCTCCGCCGACGATGTCGCGCAGCGGGCCCAGCGTTTCGGGCCCCCCCACATAGCGCTCGACCTGTTCGCTCATAGCCCGGACCATGCCGTCCCGCCAGTGCGAGTGATAGAAGAGATCGGCGTCGGCGATGAAGCGGGGGTCGAGGTTGCCCCGCCAGTCGAACTTCTGAGTCTCGACGAACCCTGACCCCTTGGTCCCGATCTGGTAGGGCTGGCCCGTCCGGTCGAACAGCACCTCGTCGGTGGGGTTGGACACCCCGTAGCCCTTCATCGTGGAGAAGAGCTGACCCCCGAGCGTGCGCTGGAGCACCGGGTCACGCGCCGCCGTCAGAGCCGCTTCTCTTGCCGCGAGGTGCAGAGCCACATAGGCCTCGGGGTCCGTCGCCTTCAGCTCCTCGGCGCCGGCCAAAGCTCGGTAGGCGTCGTCGCGGGCCCGGAGATTCGACTGGGCCCGCTTCCACGCTGAGAAGCCCTCCATACCCTCGCGGGTGACCAGAGGGGCGAACGCTCGGGCGGTGTAGGCCGTGGCGTGGGCGGCGAGGAAGTCGCCGAAACGTGCGACGGGGCCTTCCTCGGCCCCCTTCATGGCCAACGGGATCTTGTCGTCGATGTGCTTGGCCGCCCAGGCGATAGGGCGGAACGGACCCCAGGGCTGGCCCTCTAGCACGGCGAAAGCGGCAGGCTCGCCGATCACGTTGTTGGCCAGAGCCTTGGGCCCATAGCGCAGCACCGTCTGGATCAGCTCTTCGGAAATCGCCCGGGGTATGAAACCCAGCCGCATCAGCACCGCCGGCTTCCAGATGCGCCCCATGGAAGCGTCGAGCCACTCGTTGTTGATCCCGCGGTTGATCGTGCGCAGCACGTTGTTAGACGCCGCCGCCCGAACGGCTTCGCGGGTGTCGGGGACAGCGAACTCATGAGCCGACTGGGACTGGGGGGTGACGGCGGTGGGGATCTGACCTTCTCCGAACCTGTCCATGCCCCCCGGCGCGTACTTCTGCTCGCCGCGCTGGATGAGTCGATGGATGGCCTCGCGGCCTTCTTCCGTGCCATGCCACCCCGTGCTGTCGGCCCAGGCGGAGAGAGCGTCATGGAGCACGGCGCGACGGCCGGCGTCGGTGCTCTCAGCCATGAAGCGGTTGAACATCTGGTCCGAGAACCCTCGGTCGCCGGCCAGGTCCAACAGCCGCATGACCTCGCCGGGGGCCTCGTCGGAACGCAGGTCCAGCAACCGGCTGCGCGGGACGTTCTGAAGCATCGTCTCCACGAAGCGAGCCGGCGCCCGGATGAGCTGTCTCGCCCCGGCCCACAACCCAGACTGCGTGTCGACCACGTCGCCGGGCTCCAAGGGCGAGGACAAGATCGCCCCCTTAGAAGCCAGAGTGTTCAACGCCTCACCCAGATTCACCTTGGCGCCGATCTTCAGCGCCCCCACGGCGGAGAGATGGGGGAGCTCGAAGACGTTCTTGGAGGTGTACTGGCCGAACTTGCCCGCGGCCAAGAGGCTCTTGCCCAACGAGGACTTGTAGAAGTCGAACACGTCGTCCGCGCTGCGCACACCCTCACCAACGCCCCCAGCCAGCAGGTCCTGGGCGGCCAGGTCGTTGTGCCAATCCAGCAGCGCGTCGAGCGATGACGCGATGCGAGGCTCCAGACGCGTGGCCCGTGCGAGGTCGCCCTCTCGCACCGCATCGGCGATGAGGACGGCCATGCGCTCGGGCTCACTGCCCTGGAAGCGAGCCAGCGCAGTCGCGTAACCAGGCGCGCGCAGGCTCGTGACCGACCTGGCGGCGGCGCGGGCGGCGAGGTCCGGGCCCCGCTGCGCCTCGACAGCCGCCTCCAAGTCGCTCCACGGCAAGGCCCGTCTGGCCAGCCGGAGAGTCTGCACGCCCTTGGCCCCCCACATCAGCGGATCGGCGAACCAGTCGAACGCGGCGTCGCCCGACCCGGAGACCACCGTGAAGAGCGGACCGGCGTTCAGACCGACGGAATGGGCGAGATCGCGGCCGGGCGAGATCCGCCCCTGAGCCAGCACTCGGGCCGCATCCTGAAGAGCCGGCGCGCTCTGCGCGTGCGCCATCAAAGAGGCGAACACAGCCTTGGGATCGCCGGGCGGTCTCACTTCGTCCACGTAGGCCTGGACGCCCTTGATCGGGTCTCCGGCCTTGGCCATGTAGCGCGCCAGCTCCAACGCTCCCGTGTCGCCGCCCACCAGCTCCAGCGCCTTGGAGGTATGCGCCCGGTCGAAAGTCATCGAGCCGTCGGAGGTCTCCTGCCACACCCGACGCAGAGTCCCGACATGCAGTACGTTTCCCAACCCAGCCGCCAGACCGGGAGCCGCGAGCCCAGCGCCGGCGGCCACCGACCCAGCCACCACGCCCTCAGGGGCGGCGGCGACCGCCCCGACGGCGCCGAGAATCGGCGCGGCGAGATGCACCAGCCCCCGCGCCGGACCAGGAAGGCTTGCGGCGCCGAGTTCGTCTTCCAGAGCGACCGAGGCCCGGTACCCATGCTGGGCGGCGCGCATCCCAGCCCCCAGGCCATGGAGTCCTGCTCCGACGGCGGACGTGACCGGCCGGGCGATGTCGGAGACGACGCCTTCAATCGGACTGAGGACCTGACCGGCGAGATGAGCGACAGAACCGAACAGTCCTCGGTGCGGGGAGGTGGGCACGGTCAGGCCCAGCTGAGACAACTGGCTCCGCTGATCGGAGGTCAGCTGGCGCCAGTACTGCGCCCGGGATCTCTCCGGCATGGCGTTGAGGAGCTGGGCGACCTGGGCCATGGAGCTGTGGGCCTGCACGCCCTGGAGCGCCTCGGCGACTTGATCGTCAGACATCCCCTGGCCGGTGAACGCCGCCACCAGCCGGGGGTCGTTGTACCCCGGAGGCAGCACCTGTTGCGCCACAGCGAGCTGACGCGCGGTCTCTACCGGGGAGGCGAAGTCGTAGCCGCCGAGGCCGAACGATAAGCCGGGCTCGGCCATCAGAGCCCCTGCTCGGCCGCCGTGTCGGCGAGACGCTGGAGCGACGGGTCACGCAGCTGGTTGGCCAAGATCGCGTAGGCTCCCGACACCGAAGGCTGGGGCCTGAAGGTGGCCAGAGCCTCGGGACCGGCGCCGGCGCCCACGCCGAGACCCGCGGTCACCGGCTCGGCCGGGCGCCGCGTCGGCGACCCGAAGCCCATACCGGACACCGCGGGCATGGCGGCCGCGTGCTGCACCGCCTGATCAAGCGGGCCCGCGCCGGCAGGAACGGGAGACGGCGACCCCGCCCCGCCGGTCGACGGGCCCCCC